GATGAACTTGTTGCGCGAAAGATTAAGCTGCTCGAGACTGTTCCGGAGACTATTATCACGGCGGCAGAGAAGGCACAGCGAGATGCGTGGCGCAAACTCAATCCGCTACTCGCAGAGATGGATGTTGATGCAACAGGCAACATCCGACAGACCGAGGATAACATTCGACGAATTGGACTAATAACAGAGGAGCTCAACAAGATACTTGCAGGCGGCGAATATAAAGATGCTGTGCAATCCTTCTTGAGCTCCATCGATGAAGGTGTTCAGCTGACCGATGACATCGCAAGAAAAATCAACAGCAGCTTCGAGCCAGACAATGTTCAGAAGCAGCTACTCGCCATATCCAAGCAGAATGCAATCAATGCCTTCTTCGGTTCAGGGCTACGCGATAATGTAACCGTTCCATTTCTTGAGCAGCTGACGGCAAACGTAGCCGCTCGTGCTCCACTCAACCAAGCAGTGAAAGCATTGCAAGGAGTGATTGAGGGAACAGAGACAACAGACGGCAGGCTACTTGCCAACGTACGTACCACTGCCAACACCGCTCAAGCCATTGCAGACAGAAGCTATTCAGCGGCAGTCAATGAAGAACTCGGCATTGAATACTTCCAATACCTGGGCGGCGAGATACCTACAACAAGACCGTTCTGCGAACATCGTGAAGGTGCTATCTTCCATCGCAAGGAGATTGAGGCATGGGGCAACGGCGAAAACAGCGCAGGCATCAACGACATTCGCAATGGCACATGGGATGGGCGCATAGACGGCACTGACTCACGCAGCATCTTCACCTTTGTTGGTGGTTGGAACTGCCGCCACTTCCTTGTGCCAGTGATCAAGCAGAAAGTTCCTGCAAGTGTTATTGCAAGAGCGAAGGCTGAGGGGTATGCTTAGGTAAATATGTAGCAGTAACTGAATTAAAAACCTTTTGTTTTGTTGCGATTCTTGTATATCCACTTTTCATAAAGCTATCTACATAAATCATTTTAGTTTCTTTTCTACCAATACCAATTGGCTGATTTCGATAATGTCCACTAACAGAAAATGGGTTTATTATTTTAAGAGTTTCATCATAAGCTGTATCAACTTTTATAATATTAAGCATTGGTACAGGTTTATGATTTAGCTTTTCAGTAATTGATCTGTCATCATTTTCTTCAGAAACTTTTGTAGTATTAATAACATTTGCAAAATGTATAAACATAAAAGCTTTTAAGCAAAGTGCAGTTTCATTATATTTTTTTGTATAATTTTCTTGATATTGTTTTATAATTTCATAATTACCACTTTCTTTTTCTTTTAAAATTGCTTTATAAATTGGAAGTAAACTTGCTTCTTTTAAAAGTAAATGATCTGGTTTATTTATAACATCTAATAAATTATTTATATACAAGGTTTCTGTATCAGAGTAAAAATCATAATATAAAAAACCACTTATAGTTTCTGATACATAATAATCAATATCCAAAACTCTTTTTTTAGATTTCTGAGAACTTGTTAAAATATAAACACCATTATTTCTAATATGATAAATGCAATGTACTCCATCATTAAAAAAAATTATACCACTTGATTCTTTATTTTTCAAATCAATTAATTTTCTACCGGTAATATTATCAACAGGAACATTTGCAATTCGTTTACGAGTCACATCTGTAACATTAAAATATTTTAAATTGGCGTTATTAATTCCTTTCCATAAAGTACAAGAATGCTTTGAAGCAAATATTGTAGCAGGAGCTTTAGAAAATTTACCAATAAACCTTTTATCTTTAGAACACTTAAATAAAATTAAATCTTTTAATTCCATAGCTTTAGTCCTCTTGATTTATTGATAATGAAATTTTACTCCCTTTTGGTATTCTATTAAACTGTGAGTAAGTCCAACCAGTAGAGTAAGTTCCTAATACTGCATTTTTAGATTGATTAGCTGAATGAATAATCATACCGCTAAATGTTTTATCTGATGTTCTTGAATCAGCTAAAATTACAATAGTGCCATCTTTGTTTGTAAAAATTGAAGGGAAATAATCCCTTTCTTTAATTGGGCTTTCAATTGAAATTTTTGTTTCCATGTTTTGGGGTTTTTAGTTTCCGCAAATCTAAAACTATTATTTTGATTATACATTGCACATTGTAAATATATTTTACGCAATCAAACTTTTACTATCTTTGCTTCATGACTTACTACATCATGAACGATGGCACTATCAAGCGTGCCGCTGATGTACTCGCTAAGGAGTTAATCAAGCGAGGAGCAAGAGAATTGAAACTAACACCAATAACAATAGACTATGGCAATCAAACAGGAGGAAGCACTGGAGCTGATGAAGTTCTTAAACCTCGACGAAGCAGCCGACCTCGAAGCGGCAAAAGAAAAGTTTCAGGAAAACTGGATTAAGCAGGAAGAGGTAAGCGGCAAGATTGGAAAGCTTACAGGCACAATCGCCAATGTAACTCGCAAAGCATTCGAGCCGTTTGGCATCGTGCTCACTGACGAAGACTTCAAAGGGCAGAAGGTTGAGGAAGTAATCCGTAACGCATCGGAAAGAGCGAAGAGCGAATACGAGAAGCAGCGCGAGGATTGGGAGAAGCGTGCATCAGGCAACGGCAGTGAAGCACTGCTGCAAGAGTGGGAGAAAAAGTATAAGTCACTTGAGCGCAAGACCAGTGAGCTTGACAGCGCACGCCAAGATGTGATGACTCAGTTTGAATCCTACAAGGTACAAGTTGCAACCGACATCAAGACGAGCAAGATCAACTCATCATTCGAGAAGGAACTTGGTGCATTGAAGCTTGACCCATCTGTTAACGAGTACACCATTCGCGGCTTCAAGTCAGCGGTCACAGATAAGTATGCAATCGACCTTGAGGAAGATGGCGCATTTGTCGTGAAGGATAAAGCAACAGGCGAGCGGTTGAAGAGCAAGGAGAAAGCAGGCTCATTCCTAACAATGTCGGATGTGCTTATCCGTGAGGCAACAGAGGCAGGCATCATCCAAAAGAATCCACATGCAGGGGCTAAGTTTCCTGCACGCAATCCATTGATACCTCAACTCGAGGCGGCATCGGAGAAAAAACTTAAGGGAATTAATCCGCGATTCTACCAAAAATAATTATATTTGTAAAGGGTATTAATGTTTTTTAGTTTTGAGCCGCACTTGCAAGAGTGCGGCTTTTTTTATTTACCTTTGCTTTTCTCTATGGTAGTCGGCAGGACTTTCAGCTGCAAAAAAGTAGGCATCAATGCAACAGCCTTCAGAATAAGTTGCAAAAATTCTACAATAAAAAAACGACTATCATGTCTATATCAAGAATACTTTCAGAATGCCCTAACGTGCAAATGTCACTGGGTGAATTATTCATTGAGGTTGGTCAGCGTGAGCAACTTCCTTTCCTTGAATTCTTATTGTCTCCTGAGAACGCGAAATTAATTCGCACAGAAGTTGCTCCAGGAAACGGAAAACTTAAAACAGTTCAAGCTCGTTGGATTCAACGCTTACCAGAAACAGAAGTTGAAGAAGGTGCAAACATCTTGACTTGTACTTCTGAGAACACGTATGGCGATTCAACTGCAACATACACTGTTGAAACTACCGACACTTACACTGCATCTCAGATTATCAATGCAGCGGAAATCGCTCGTCATTGCCAAGAGAACAGCCGTTACGTGCTTGAGTCAATCATGCGCTTGATGGATGTATTAGATCGCAAGATTGCATCTGCCGCAGCTGTTCAAGCTGTTGCTGCAATCGGTAACTGGGGAACTGATGTTGAAGGTTTCTACACAGTGTCTTCTGATTGCCTTGTTGTACCTACAATGTTAGGAAGCAACGAGCCTAATGCATTCGCTATCGCTGACATTCAGCAAGCAACACGCATGGCTAACTACCCAGGTGCACCAGTTGCATTCGGTGGAGCAGCGATGCAGCGTTATGCAAACGCGATGGCAGCAGGATGCTGCACTCAGTACGGCATTGACTTACTTGCAATCACTCAGCAGAACGGTTTCGGCTTTGCTTATGATGCTCGTTTGGCAGCTGCACAATCCTCTCAGTCTAAAGCGTTGGTTACAACAGCAGGAGCAATCCAGTGGTTGTCTTTCAACCTTGCAGAGTGGAACACTGGCATCACTCCAACGGCAGGAAGCAACTACTCTAAGACTTTGGTGTTCACTCCAGCAGGTGTTCCTGTTGACTTGACAATGAAGGATGATTGTGGTAACTTATCAATCGTATTGACTGCAACAGGTATCGTGGCAACATTGCCAACTGATATCTATGAGGCAGGAGATAAGTATGCAGGTGTTAACTATGTTAACTGCGTATCAATCGTAAACCCATAATGAGCTCGCAGAATCTACTGAGCGAAGGCTTAGATGATCTGTTGAGCGAGGGCAGCGATAATTTGCTGACACAATGAATTAAGGGAGAGGTGCAAGCCTCTCCTTTTTTATTTATCTTTGTAAAAAAAAATCAAAGGCCAATGTGCTACGAATCTTTACTCGGCTTGCAAGGTTGCGATAGACCAGAGCCAACAACAGGGCTTTACATTGACGACCTTGGCATTAATCAGACATTACTCGGGCAGCTAATCACAGACCAATACAACAGCGGAGTTGACTTGTTCGAAGCTAAGCGAGCATTTGCTTGGCGCAAGATGTCAACCGATATCCTGAGCCGCTTAAGCCCAATGATGAAAGCGGACACGGTTGTTGAGTCAAAGCGCATCGGTCAAGTGGTAACCAACGCAAGCAACATCGACACATTGGTTGGTGCAGGAAAATATACAGGGATAAGAGTTACCATCGACCCGAACACATCAAGCTTTCTGAACTTCTACTTGTCGAATTTCAAGATTGACATCTACACAATGGCGGTGCCAGTGGAGATATTCGTCTACGACATGAGCACCTTGAAGCTTATTGATTCTTTCTTCTACCAATCGGAAGCAGTGGAGCAGTTCATCGGCAAGACCTTCAAGGCTAACCGCCGAAAGATGGATCTGGCATTTGTCTATGAGTCATTGTACGACACCACCAAGATGATTCCTAAGAAGGGCAGCTGCACTGATTGCGGAGGTAACTTAAGAGCGGTTCACGTTTGCCCATTTGTGGATGCCATCGGTATTGAGCTGACGGTGAGCGGCAGTGACGTGGTTAGTTCCAAGTCGAAGAAGTACACGCAAGGGATGTCTTTGGTGTACAATGTCAACTGCGATCGCGAAGCTTGGCTGTGCAGCATAGGTGGATTGATGGCGATGCCGCTTGCTTATGCAACAGCGGTGGAGATTTATAACTACGGCTTGAGCGTGTCACCAAATCAGCGTGTAAATACAACCGTATCCATCAACATTGGAAGCAAGCCTTTCGCAACTGCCGATGCCAACGATGGAATGATTGCAGGGCGAGACATTGCAGCAACGAGATACAGCGAAGAGCTCACGGCCATGTTGCAGAACATGCGACTGCCTGACGACAATACGTGCTTTGATTGCAGACGCAACATGAAGTATGTCACTGCTCTCCCATAATGGCTACTCCCAAAGAGATTAATGACCGCATCAATGGGCTGTTCACTGAGTGGAGCGGAGGATTCACTCCTTTGTTTTTCGCAGTGCTTGACATGCGCAGAGAGATGTACATTAGAATCTTTGGCACTGGCACAAGCGGAGGGACTAACACGGCAGGCGCAACGCTACCAACAAAGCCTTACACTCCTGCATACGCTTTAATCAAACAGAAAAACGGCAGACCTCCATTGGAGCTCACAGGATTTCTTAAGAGGTCATTCGCAACAGACCAAGGCTCAGTGTTCAATGAAGGCTTTGGCTCAGCGATATACATTCAAGCCGATGAAGTTGGAAAGGTGACAGGATTGGAGAAGCTATACGGGACAATATTCAAACCAACAGCGGAAGAGCAAGCAGCAATGCTTCAGCTACACGCAGACTTATTAGTTGAGCAGATATCAAATCAGATAAGCAAACCATGAATCTACTTAAGACCATAATCGAAAGGCTGAACCAACGTGTTGAGGTCGCCAATATATTCGACAAGCAATTCAATCTTTGCGAGCTTAACGCAAACGGAAACGACAAAGCTTGGGTACACTACATCGGCAATGGTCAAGCGGAGGTTGTTACCAACTTCGATGCAAAGAACGGCACGCTGTTCTGGGCTAAGCGCGGCAAGGTAACTGTTGCCAAGACTGATGCTTACCGCATGAGCGGCTGCAAGCAGTTGTATGTCACAACCTTTCCGCTTACTGCTTATGCCATTGTGCGCAAGTCTCACCTTCCTTGCGATGCGGAGGATGCACAGGATTGGCTTGCTTCAAGAGTCTACAAGCTGACGAGTGGAACGGATCCATTGTTCAAGCAGAGCATCGGTGTCATCAACTACGAAGTTGTGCCCAGTGGATATGCAAACGAGATCAAGACCTTAACAGCGAACTATGAGTGGGCTTGTGTATCTGTGGATATGGATGTGCAAGTAATCACAACAAGCGAAGACGGCTGCTATGATACATGTGCAACGGGTGACATTCCACTTCCAGACCTTCCTGCTTGCGTTCCATGCTTGACTGAGGTTGCTGTTGATGGTGTTACTATCACAGGAAACGGAACAACGGCTGATCCATTGGTGGCAGTTGGTGGCGAAGGCGGTGCGATAGCAGTTGAGGAAGAAGGGGTTGAAGTGACACCAATCGCAACAACATTAAACTTTGTAGGCGCAGGAGTAACAGCATCACTCACATCGCCTGGAGTGGTTGAGGTAAATGTGCCAGGTGGCGGCGGAGTGACATTGGTGACAGGAACAGCTCCCATCGCATCAAGCGGCGGTGCTACTCCCGACATCAGCATCACTCAAGCAGACACAAGCACTGACGGATACTTAAGCTCAACCGATTGGAACACCTTCGATGGCAAGTTCGATGTGCCAACAGGAACAGGCACTGACTACCTTGACGGCACTGGAGCACCTCAACCATTCCCGACAATACCAACGGGCACTGTGACGAGTGTTGACCTTACAATGCCTGTCGCGTTTTCAGTTACTGGCAACCCAGTGACAACGAGCGGAACATTGGCGGTGACAGCGGCAGGACTTGCAACGCAGTACATCAGAGGTGATGGACAACTTGCAAACTTCCCGACATCAAGCGGAGGTGGTAGTGCTGTGAGTTTCTACCTCAACGGCTCAGTTGCTCAAGGTACTCTTGATGGAGTTGCTTTTAAGCAGATTAGCAACACTCCAGTCATTGGAGCAGGAACAGATTTTAGCATCAATGCAGATGGATATATTCAGTCATTCATCACCGATGCAACTGTGCCTAATCAGTTACTGATTCCTGCTGGTAATTGGAACTTTGAAATGTACTTCAGTGCGAATAACGCAGGAAGCTCGCCAAGATTCTACATTGATATATTTAAGCTAAGCGCAGGAACATTGTCATTGATTGCATCAAGCTCCGCAACTCCTGAGTTTATCACTAATGGAGCAGTAATCGACTTATACACAACTGCGGTGGCAATGCCAAGCACTGTGCTACTTGCAGCGGACAGAATTGCAATAAGAGTATATGTTATACATAGCAGCAAGACAATAACCCTACACACTGAAGACAGCCATCTTTGCCAAGTATTAACAACATTTGCAACTGGCATCACCTCGCTAAATGGACTTACTGCCCAGACTCAACTCCTTGCAGTTGGAACTTCAGGCACTGACTTCGCGATTAGTTCCACAACTGCGACTCACACCTTTAACCTACCAACGGCAAGTGCTGCCAACAGAGGTGCATTAAGCACAGCTGATTGGACGGCATTCAACGGCAAGCAAGATGCCATCACCCTAACAACAACGGGCTCAAGTGGAGCAGCAACGTTGACGGGTGCGACATTGAATATACCTCAGTATAGTGGTGGTAGTGGTAGTGTATTAAAGTCAACAACTGATACTGCTGGTTATTCTGCAACTGCAAATACAGCAGTCTATACGCAATTCATTGCAGCTAATACTTATGGTATTAATGACATTGTAAAAGTCACATATAGAACAAGAAAAACTGGTGTTCTTGGAATTCAAACATTAAGAATATACGTTAATGTTACTGCTGATTTAGTCGGAACTCCAATATTAATTGGTGGATTCCCAAGTGCTGGTGCTATATCATTTTTAGTAAATCAAATGGTTAGACATTTGGCTATTAAATCTTCAACTAATAATACTGAAGTTTATTTTGCCTCAGGACTTGGTGTATCAACTGACTATGGATTATATAATGGAGTAACTACTTGTGCAATTGATTGGACTACTAATAAATATTTTGTATTTGCAATTCAGCAAACAAATGCAACAGACGTAAACTATGGCTCAATGTACTTAATCGAAAAACTATGATAGACATAACTCTTGAAGGCGGCTTTGTCACCTTCTATACATCGGTAATTGGTGCTATCGCATCCAATGTGGAATCGTGCGAAGTGGTTGATGAAAACTCCTTGCACTTAGGCACTAATGTGGGTGTGTTCTTAATCAATGTGAATCAGTTCAGCATCAATGGTGTCAAGTTCACCAACTCAACAAAAGCAGTTAACTACATCTTAAACAACTAAAATCATGGCAGGAGTAAAGATTACCGACTTAGGGATGTTGACCACAGCCGCAAGTAATGACTTGCTGTACATTGTCGATGTAAGTGATTTAACTCAAAGTCCTGAAGGAACGAGCAAGGCGATTGAGGTAGGAAATGTAATGAGCAGCGGAACGTGGACTCCTGTGTTTAGTAGTGTAAATGATGCTTGTTCAAATCCAATATCAATAAAAGGATTGTATAATAGAATTGGCAATATTGTAACATGCACAATTTATGGCACTATTGATTTAGACTTTAGTGTTTATAATTATGGTAATTTTGAAACAACATTTCCAATTTCTACAACTACACCAAATGCAATTGGTGCTGTTTCGATTGCCTTAGATAAACAAGTTAATGGTTTTAAAAACGATAATTATATAATTCAATTTGGATCAAATGATCCATCATTTTTAGCATCTACTGTGTCTTTTAATTCAGTTTTCCAATACGAAATAAACTAACACTTAATATCATGGCAGGAGTAAAAATTACCGACTTAGGAACATTGACGACAGCTGTCAATGAAGACTTACTATACATTGTGGATGTCTCTGACCTATCGCAATCACCACAAGGAACATCTAAGCAGATTGAGGTGGGGAATATGTTTAGCAGTGGCGCATACACTCCGACAATTAGTGGATTTGTAAATGGCATTGCGGTAAATGTAAACTATGCAACTTATATCAGAGTTGGCAATGTTGCAACCGTATCGGCTCAATTGGAAATCACAATGGATACTGGAGAAACAACGGGCGCATTCGAGATTGAATTACCAGTGGCATCTAACTTTACAACTGTAAAGGAATGTTTTGGATTGATGCAATGGTCTTTTGGAGGTACATTAGCTGAGATTACTGGCTTGACAATTGGTGCAGAAGTAACAAACAATACATGCTCTGTATCACTTGAAACAGCAACAGCAACTTCTTATATGCCATACTGCACAATCCAGTTCCAATATGAAATCGTCTAACAACGGCATCCGACTCATACAGGAGTTTGAAGGCTTGCGATTGACCAGTTACCTCTGCTCAGCAGGAGTGCCAACTATCGGCTATGGCGCAACCTTCTATGCTGACGGCAGCAAGGTGAAGCTCGGGCAGACCATCACCAATGCACAAGCGGCTCAGCTACTGAAAGACCATCTTAAGGAGTTTGAGGGCAGCGTGATTGGACTGCTTAACACCACCAAGGTAAATCAGAATCAGTTCGATGCGCTTGTAAGTTTCTGCTATAACCTGGGCGCAGGCAACCTTGCTAAGTCGCAGCTGTTGAGGTTTATCAAAGCCAACCCTAACGACCCGAAAATTGCAGCTGAGTTCCTTAAGTGGAACAGGGCAGGCGGCGAGGTTTCAACGGGTCTTGTAAGAAGGCGCAAGAAAGAGGCGCAACTTTATTTTACACCAATCGTTTGAAAACTATGGCGGCAAGGAGAGTCAGCAAACCAAGGCAAGTGCTTGATATTTTCGTTAAGCACTGGAGGCCAACTGTTGGCTCGTTAGTGATTCTGTCGAGCGTGTTTGCTTTAATATTTAAGCAGATAACGACAGAGACACTTGCAGCTATTGTGGCCGCAATGGTGGCAGCAGGATACATACCTAAAGCTAACGATAATGGATGAAGGAAGAGACTCAACGTACACTACAATTGACGAGGGTTGCGTGGTAGGTCTTGGCTGCAAAGTCCATACTCATCATCATACTATTCGCATCGAGCCCCAAGTGGTGTATCAGTCAATGACAAAATTCACTATCTTTGGCAAGCAATATTGCACTAATCAGTGGGGGCAAACATACGAGCTGCCTGCCGATGAGCCAATACAAGAGCCGATAATTATGCAGCAAACCTACGCAAGCGATACCATCCAACCAAGCACATCTGCATTCTTGCTTGCTCCAAAGCCAGAGGCCAAGATAATCATCAAGCCTCGCACTGAGTTCGCCGAGTATAAGCCAACGATGGATGCTCCAATTATGGGCATGCTCTTGACTTTTACAATATACCTAACAGCACAATGGGCATGGAGCTCAATGGGCTCATGGTCTAACCTTTACAGCGAACTCAACCAATGTCTTCGCTCTTCATCTTAGAACATTCGATTGACCTCTTCTATGTGGTGAGTGATGACAGCGGCCTAATTGTGTCAAGCAATGAGCTGTTCAAAAACTATTGCAGCCACATCAAGCCTTCTAAAATCACCGACATCATAAGCATCGAAGGTGACAAAGATGACTTCATCAAAGCCATTGAGACGGCACGCAAGCATGCGCCTGAGCCATCGCGTGTCTATGCTCGCACACGGCAGAAGAATACATCCGACCGGTACAACGTGTGGAACTGCTTCGCCATTGGCGAGACTCTGCACTTTGTCGGCATCCAGATTGTCGATGTCACCTCCATCAGCTCACACGATCATGAGCGGCAGAAGCTGCTGATTGAAGAGTTCCGCTTCATGCTGAGCCATGAGATTCGCCAACCACTGACCAACATAGCAGGCCTTGTGCAGATGATGCTCGACCATCCCGTTGCAAACAACACCGAGAAGCGTGACCTCCTTAAGATGATTCACACATCGGTCAACAAGCTCGATGATGCCATTAAGGTGTTAATCAAGAAAGCAGCTCGCGAGTTATGACAGAGCAGGAGGCGGACAAGAGACTAGTTAAGGTTGCCGCTTGGTATGTGATTGAGCGTGGTATGCCTGTTTGTGTTGCACTTCAAATCCTTCAAACTGAACTCAATGATAAAAGACTATTTTGGGAATCTTCGAAAGAGCTTATCAGACTCATTCAAGACGGCATTTGTACGATCTGAAACCTTATTCTTGGCGGCAATCATTGTGCTGCTGTTCTTGCTGCTTAAATCTTGCGGCGATGGAGTAGAGTCGGATTACCGCCTTAGGCACACGATATATGAGGACAGCATAGTAATCGCCTCACAGCGCAAAGTAATCGCACAGAGCGGATCAGATGCAGCCAAACAGGCACAGCAGATTGCAGAGCTAGAAGTCAAAGTCAAGAACGCTGTTGAGGTGGTCAAGATTGAGACTCGCACCATCATCAAAACACAGATCAAGTTAGGTGATACGGTGATGATTGACAAGAAGCCCTACATCCAACTGCCAAAGCCATTCCTTAAGAGCACCGAGTGGTACACAATTGGCGGCATGATTAACCGACTCGGATGGTTGCAGATTGATAGCTTAGTGATCCCTGCAAAGTTCACCTATGCAGTGGGTGACACCATGCGCACTGGGTTCGTGAATAGGCTGCTGAAGAAGAAGGACACAGTTGTCCGCCTGAGAGTAGACAATCCCAATGTGCAAGTGGTTGGACTTGAGAATATTTACATAAAGCAAGACAAGAAGTGGCATCAAACAACAGCCTTTAAGGTGGGAGTCGGTGTGCTGATTGGGGTGGCGGTAGTCAAGGCCGTAAAATAATCGCGTTGATATTGAGCGAGTTAGGATAATTGCGTGTAAATAGTTTTGATAGTGTGCTATATTATCAAAAAAGGTGTATCTTTGTAATTCAATCATTCACTTATTTACTATGTTAATCGAAACAATCACACCCCGAATTTACACATCTCGCAGAGATGCAATCCTTGACATCTTCCTTATGGTAACTCAAGAAGATGCTAACACAATAGCTTCAAACTTGATGCACACTAAATCAAGTTTCACCATTGGAAACATCACAATGGAAACCTTAATTGATACCTTTATTAAGGTTTGCGAAGACAATAATTTAATTGCGATTTATTAACAATCTCGGGCGGTTAACAACCGCCCTTAAATTATTTTTAAATTATTTTTAAATAAGTGTTGCACATTCAAAAATTAAATGTATATTTGCCTATCAATCATTCACTCATTTAATCTTTTAGTCATGTACAAAATCACAGCAGAAACCAACAACTACTCAAAATTCATCGCAGATGGGTTAACAACTGAGCGTAACGCTTTAGACTTCGCTAAGGTAGTTCTCGATTATTCAAGAGTACGTTACGAATTTAACGCAGAAGACAAAGCAAAACTTGTCATTTGGTTTGAAGATTTTGTAATATTCACATTTGATTTTTCATACTAATTTAATCGGGCGGCTAATCACCGCCCATAAACTTCAATCTTTCACTCTTTTACTATGAACACTTTTTTCAAATCACACGACAGCACGCAGTTTTTCAACTACGACCATCTATCTGGCATCATGCTAACAATTGTGCAAGACGGTTGCCATCAAGGTCTCTTCCAACGTTGCGACAAGAGCTCTCTTGTTCTTGTTCGCCAATACTCCAAGGAGATGACTCAAGGTCTACATGAATCGGTTCGCACTTATCATCCATCAACAGTTGGCGAGTTCTTTAAGATGTACCAAAAGACACTGCACAATACTCAAGTATCATTCAATCAATTAATAACACAATTCTAATTTACACTATGGCTTTAAAAGCACCCTCAGGGAATAACACCTCCCGCCAAATCGCACCGGAAGGAGCATTCGTGGCAAGATGTTACCAAATCGTTGACCTTGGAACAACGATGCAAACTGGTCAATTTCCAGGTAAAAAACGCAAAGTGCAATTCATCTTCGAGTTGCCGACTGAAACACATGTCTTCGAGGAAGGCGGAGACGAGAAGCCGTTCTATGCTCGCAGCATCTACAACCTTAGCATGAACGAGAAGGCAGTACTCCGCCGCGACATCGAATCATGGGCGGGCAAAAAAATGAGCAACGAGATTGCAGGCAACTTCGATATCTTCACTCTACTTGGAAAGCCTTGCATGGTTAACTTGACACACGTAACTAAGGGCGACATGACCTATGCCAACATCATTGGAATCTCTCCAGTGCCAAAAGGATTGGTTTGTCCTCCATCTTTCAACACTCCGCTATGTTATAACACCGAGGAGCATGATGATGCAATCTTTGCTCAGCTGCCCGAGTTCATTCAAGATAAGATTAAGATGTCTGACGAGTGGATTGCGAGAGTGTCAAAGCCAATGAGTGCTCCCGTTGCAGTTGCAGCTGAGCAAGAAGCAGAAGATGACGGCTTCCCGTTCTAAAATAACAAAGGGCGGTGTTAGGCCGCCCTTCATTAAAAACATACACTTAATCAATACACTATGAACGCAGCTAATATAGAGAACATATCCGAGTTCTACAAGGCATTAAACTCGACAGAGGTGCTACATGCTCAGAGCATGATTCAAGCAGCTCCACAAGCCATCGAAGACAAGCTCACATACGACATGAGCGCAGCCTCCATCAAAGCAGCAAACGATGCCATCAAGCACATTGAGACCAATCGCAAGATGGTAACGCTTCCACTTGACACCTACAAGAAGTCAGTGATGGATGTCGAGCGAGATGCCATCGCTCCGCTTAAGGCTTACATCGAGCAGCGCAAGGCGATGATGATAGATTACTCCAACGAGCTCGCCGTAAAGAAAGCCGTGGCAGATGCAAAGATTGCACAAGAAGCAGCCGATGCCCTTAAGTCAGCAGTCACGAGCGATGTCTCAGGTATCTTCGCCACCTTCACCGATGCAACAACCTCAACAACACTCGAGCTCGACCACACCAAGAACATCCGCATCACAAAAAAAGCCGAGATAGTTGGTGAGGTAGATTGGGCAACACTGCTCTGGACACTTATGCAAGCAGAGATGTTTGATGTGGCCGACCTACTCCGCAAGCTTCCAAAGGCGATGGAGATTACCAACATTGCAGAGATTAGAGGCATTGAAATAGTTGAACATAAAACACAAGCAATCCGATGAACCCACTTGACAACATAGGCGCAGAGTTCGCCCAATTCAATCGCTACATGGACACCATCATTGATCCACGCGAAGTAGAAAACGACACCCTTGAAGCCAAGGTAAAAGAAGCAATCATACAAGCCTACTCAAACGGCTATCATGACGGGCAGCAAGACATGTTCAAGCGGCTGCCAAAGCCATCATCACAAGGAGGCGAAGAAGGAGGGCGCGAGTATTATGACTCGTTGTAACTGGACACTCGAAGAAACCGAGTTGCTGATTGAATACTATCCACATCGGTCGACAAAAGAGGTGGCATTCATAACTGGCAAGTCAATCTCCCAGTGTTATGCCAAAGCCTTCGCACTGCAACTGCATAAGAGTCCAGAGTATCTTGCCACTGAAGCAAGCGGCAGGCTGCAAAAAGGAAACCAAGCAACGCAGTTCCCAAAGGGCAATGTGCCGTGGAACAAAGGCATGAAAGGCCTTGACATAGGCGGCAAAGAAACGCAGTTCAAGAAGGGGCATGTGCCGCATAACCACAAGAGCGTTGCTTCAGAGCGCATCGATGAAGATGGCTACACCTACATCAAGATTGCTGATCCTCGCAAGTGGGTCCTCAAGCATCGGCACATCTACGAGCAGCATCATGGTAAGCTTGAGCCGCACATGGTAGTTACATTCCGAGATAGAAACATATCAAATTTCGAGATAGAGAACCTTGAAGCAATCACGAAAGTGGAAAACATGCAGCGCAATACAATAACTAAATATCCTCAACCAATTCAATCAGCAGTTAAAACCCTAAACAAATTATGGCACGCAATAAAATCGAAGATCTAAGAGACCACCTATTCGAAATCATCGAGATGCTCAAAGAAAACGACATGGAGCTCGACAAGGCAAAAGCAATCGCAGACATTGCCCAGGTGATTGTCAACTCAGCAAAGGTTGAGGTGGACATGATGAAAGTTGTACACGGAAACGGCTCGGGTTTTATTCCTGCCGATGTAAGACAGATTTCCAAATGAGCCGCGAGATCTACAATTCAATTGAAGCCATCAACGCATCAAGCATTAAGAGGCACTACACTGGCAGCATCCAATACGCTGCCGGTGCTCTGGAAAGGGGAGCAGAGTTTCATCGCAATCTACTTGAGACAGAGCCCAAAGATATGCCGCCCAATGCGCTTCGCATCTATGAGGCCATCATGAAGCACCCAATGCTCCGCTTGATATTCGAGAAGGCCGCAAAGGAAATCACCTTCATCAAGGAGGTTGAGATTGACGGGCGCAAGGTGGCAGCAAAGGGCATCCTCGACTTACACTGCCCGATGTACTCCATCAATGCAGATATCAAGACGACTTCCTGCACCAACCTCCGAAGCTTCGCAGCCGACATGACTAAGCACTACAACCACATCCAAGCAGTTTGGTACTCCTACCTCACTGGATATTGCCCGACAAACTTCTATTACATAGGAGTGCCAAACAAGTTCAAAGGAGAACTTTTTATCCACAGACATACAGCAACCGAAATTGAACAAGCAAAAGACCTCATTAAAGATTTCTTGGAGCACAGAGGGCTTTGAGAATTACAGCTTCATCAATGTGATGTACTACTTCCTGCATCGCAACTTCATATATATAGAGACAAACTTCAAGCATCTTAAGATGATGTACAACCACATCGATGATGCAACGGTATTCATCACCCTTGCCGATGACACGAAGTATGTCGAATACGTTTGGAGCACCAGTGGAAGAATTAAAAGCAACTATAAATCACATACACCTTATGACATCTACATCATTGAAAAAAGTACAACAGCTCTGCAAGGACAGAGCGCAGAATCTTAGCAATTCAAGTGAGCAGTACGCTCTGGCAATGGCACTCGTCTACGAACACATCGCCATCTACTGCGAGACCGAACTGCCAAACGAGAAGCAGATGCTTATCGACATCTGCAACGAGTGCGCAAGTGAAATAAGTCGTGGAAGCATCGCCCTCGGAAAGCCCGTAGGTGAGCAATTATATAAAAAGAAGTACTCATGAGCAAGCAGACAGCAGTTGAGTGGTTGGAACTCCAATTAGAAAATATCAAAGCAAGATTTTTAGCTAAACGATATGACATTTACAAAGAACAAATAGTTGAAAAAGGGAATAATGGATATTTTATTTACAATGGTAAAATTTACTGTGGCAATAGATTTGGAATTTTCTTTTATTCATATCTAAACCAAGACAAATGAAAAATCAAACAGCAGTTGAATGGTTACAATTAAAATTAAATTCAGTTAAACCAACAGATTTTTGTTCTATTGAAAAAATTAAAGACTGGGTTAACGAAGCCAAAGCAATGGAAAAGGAGCAGATAATTGAAGCTAACAACATTGGTTATTCAGCGTGTAAAAGGCATAGTGACGAGACAGCAGAACAATACTACACCTCAACCTACGAGTGATGCTACAACTAAGAGAATACCAAGAACGCTTCATCACCAACATCGCTGCGAAGCTGCGCATCCATCGCAAGGTGGTTGCACAGCTTGCAACTGGAGGCGGCAAGACAGTATGCTTCGCGGAGATATGTGACCGCTACTGCGCTAAGTCCACACAAGATGTCCTCATCTTAGTTCACCGCGAAGAACTGCTCACACAGGCATCCAAAGCCATCCGACTGCCAGTGCAGAAAGTTGTTGCCGGAATGAAGAACATACCACATGCTCGCGTGTATGTCGCAATGGTGGAGTCGGCTCATAAGCGGCTCGCAATGTTCAGCAACATCGGCATGGTGATTGTTGACGAGTGCCACATTGGGAACTTCACAAAGGTGATTGACCACTTTAAAGAGCAGTACATCATTGGCTTCACTGCCACACCACTTGCCGCAAAAAAGACCAACCCACTGCGCAACTACTTCGATGACATAGTTTGCGGCATCGATATCCCCGACTTAATCGAGCAGGGCTTCCTCGCACCTGAGCAGACCTATTCATCTTCTTCCATTGTGGAACGTGCTAAGCTAAAAATGAAAGCAGGCGAGTTCGATCAAGCGCAGATGGGAGCCATGTACAAAGAGCCCAAGTACATCGACACAACTATCAAAGCCTACCAAAAGCATTCACTTGGGCGCAAGACAATTATCTTCAATTGCAATGTAGAGCACTCGCAAGCAGTCAATGCCGCCTTCATTGCAGCAGGATTCAACTCGCGGCATCTCGATGCAAACTCGCCCGACAGAGCAGAAGTCCTCGAGTGGTTCGCTAATACTCCAGATGCCATCCTAAACAACATCGGCATTGCAACAACAGGCTTCGACCAACCCGACATCGAGACAGTAATCGTTAACAAGGCAACAGCATCGATGCCCTTGTGGCTTCAGATGTGCGGCAGAGGTGCTCGTCCGCATCCAATAAAGCTCGCATTCACCATCATCGACCTCGGCGGTAACTGCCTCACGCACGGCTCATGGGCTGCATCCCGTAATTGGGAGGATATCTTCCACAATCCCAAGAAGCCAGGCTCAGGAGTTGCTCCTGTAAAAGAGTGTCCCACATGCGAGGCACTACTGCACACCTCCAAGATGACATGCTACTGCGGCCACATCTTCCCCAAAAAGATTGTGCTCGATCAAGGCATTGAGGATTTTATCCTCATGACTGACAGCGTGGACATCAAGAAGCTCATCCAGATGAATGAGCACCACAAAGAATACCGATCGCTGTTTGTAGCCATCGAACATGTTGCCCTGCTTGCAAAAAAGAACATCAAGAAATTAAATGCAGACAACTACCAACATATTGCAAAAAAGAATTACGAAATTGCGAGGCTCTGGTGTCATGAACGCAACAGGAAATTCAACCGCTTCCACAAAGACTTGGCTGATGAGAAACTAAAAACAACCCTAAAATCAATATATAATGCTGATATCCTCCTATAAGAATGTTCTCGACAAACAAGACATTGACATCGAAATTGATACCTTCCTCGAAGGAGTACAGTTAGGCAAGTGGCAAGACATCGCCCTCGAAGTGCGCAATGCACCGACTAAAGATATAAAAGACGCAATCAAAAAAAGAGCTCCAATAGTAACACCAAGCGGGTCATTCTCTGAGCGCAAGGTCGATGGCCTACGTAAGCACTCCAACTTCATTGCCATCGACATTGACAACCTCGATGATGCTCAAGCTACCAAGGGTAGAATAGGTGCTGACCCCTATATATATTCTGCATTCATATCTATCAGCGGCCAAGGCCTATGCTTAATAGTTAAGATTGACGGCACTCGTCACCTCGATGCCTTCAATGGTATTGGTGCATATCTATACAACGAGTATCAGCTTATTGTAGATCAGTCAGGCAAGGATATTTCTCGAGCTCGATTTGTTTCCTACGATCCATTTCTGATACTTAATAAAAAGTCTGCAACATTCAAGAAGTATCTGCCAAAAAAGAAAGAGCCCAAGTTCGAGAAGATATTAGTCATTAAGTCCGACTTTGATTCAATCATCGATCAAATGGATAAGAAAGGACTTAACCTATGTGAAGATTATTCTGACTGGATAAGTATCTGCTATGCCCTTGTTTCCGAGTTTGGAGAAGAAAGCCGCAATCACTTCCACACCTTATCATCTCACTCTTCGAAGTATAACTCCATCGACTGCGATGCCCAGTTCGATGCCTGCCTTAAAAGCCACAATGAATCCAAAGGCAAGAAGTCAAGCATCAGAACGATATACTACCATGCAAAGCAGAACGGCATCGATAGGTACACAGAGTACACCAAGAGCATCATGCGCCAAGCAACAACCCAAAAGGCCGCAGGACTCTCAACAGAAGCCATCATCGAAACACTGGAGAAGCATGCAGGAATAAGTCCTGAAGACTCCAAGGAGATTGTCGAGCAGATGGCGAGCAAGGATATCAAGTTCAAATCCGACAACGTAAGCGAGGACATTGCTGCATACATAAAAACATTTGACC